AGCCGTACTATGGGAGCCTGCCTGTCGATACGCCGGTCGCAACAATCAGTCAGGCAATCAACCTGATTCAGCGCGCAGAGAAGCGCGGCGAAGAATGGGGCAAGCGCGCCAAGCAATTCGAACTTCTCGCGGTGCTCGGCGTGGAGAAGCCCTTCGACCTTCTGAAAAAACCGGATGACTGAACTGGCGGGACTAGATGACGCGCCGGGCATCATCCTGCTATCGTATGGCCACGACGATGTGGTTCCGTGGTGGTCCGCTTTCATCGTGACAGGCTCCGTTATGCCCCGCTTCGCGCGGGGCTTTTTTTTGGCCGCACGGCATAGGAAAACGCGCGGGCGACTTGCGCCAAGCGGCGGCGACACTGGACGCTGTTCTCATATCGTCCAACGCCATGCCGACTCCGACCGATAGCAAGCCCTCGGGCTTCGCCAAAATCAAAGCCCTGTTCGCCTCAAAGGGCGTCAACGCCGCTGAGATTGGCGACGCCGAACAACAGGACGCGCTCACAGACGGCCTGACTATCTCGATGCTGCTTGGCGCGGGGCGCACGACCGCGCGCAACCGCCTTCAGATTTACCAGAAGCGCATCGAAATGATTGGCGACCCGATTATCTCGACCGCGCTGCGCCTGCACGTCACCGCCGCGCTTGGCGGGCACGAGACGAGCGGCGACACGGTATTCATCGAAGCGACCGCCGACGCGAAGAAGGACAAGAGCAAAAAGAAAATCGCCGAAGAAATCGCGAAAGACTTGTGTCCGATTTTCAACAAAATCGCCTACACCGTGGCCTTCAATGGCGCGGGCTTCGGCGACGCCTACGGGCGCATCTATACGGCGGGCAAGCTCGGCGTCGTGGACGTGTACTGCGATGAACTCGTGCATCCGTCGATGATTACCGCCTACGAGCGCGGCAATACGACGATGGGCTTCGTCGCGGCGAGCGGCCCGAAATCCACGGTGCGCCTGACCCTGTTCCAGATGGCCCGGCTCAAAATGCCGCGCATGATTTACGTGCCGCAGGTCCGCGCGATGGAAAAGGCCATCAGGACCGCGCTCGACACGGACGATATCAATACCCTGCCGTTCATGCCGTCACTGGTCGGCGGCTCGTTTCTCGACGCCGCAGAAGGCCCGTATGACGCCCTGCAAGCGGCGATGGTCGGCTTGGTCGGTCAGCGCGTGCTCGATTCGATTGACGAGTCGATGCTGACGGTCAACATGGACGGCATGACGAAAGAGCAACGCGGCTCGTTCATGCAGAACATGAAGTCGATTCTGTCTGCGTCAAAGCAACGCGCGGAACAGGCAATCAAACAGGGTCGTCCGGTTCTCGAACGCATCTATCACCTGATTCCGACGTGGGGCGACAAGCAAATGACCGCCCTGAATGGCTCGCTCGCGACGGGCGGCGGGCGCGGCCAGTCGGGCACGTTGTCTATCGAAGACGTCTTGTTTTACGCGAAGCTGCTCTCTGGCGCGCTTGGCGTGGACTTGTCGATGCTCGGCTTCTCCGAACTGCTGTCGGGCGGCTTGGGCGATGGCGGGTTCTTCCGCACGAGCGCGCAGGCGGCGGAACGCTCGCGCCTGATTCGCGTGGGCTTGTCGGACTTCTTCAATCACATCATCGACGTCCATACGCAGTTCAAATACGGGCTTGTGTTCCCGCCTGACGAACGTCCGTGGGAAGTCAACTTTTACGGCACGATCAGCGCGCTCGAAAGCGAGAAGCAAAAGACCCGCACGGAAGCGCAGAACACTGGCGCGCTGCTGCTGCAATCGCTCGAAAGCATCAAGAATCTCGGCTTCAAAGACCCGAAGGCCATCGAAGAAATTCTCGCCAAAATCATGCTGCTGGATGAAGACCAAGCCAAGCTCATTACGAAGGCGGTCATCGAAGCGATCAAGGCGGGCGAAGATCAGGGCGCGGAAGGCGGCGGTTTCGGCGGCGCGGGCGGCGGCGCGGACATGGCCGGGCCGGTCGGCAACGCAGGCGGCACGCCCGCGCCTTCCCTGCCGAAAGCGAAGCCGAAGAAGAAGGCTGACGTCGCCGACGAGGAACCCGCCTAATGTCCATCTTTGACGAAGTGCAGAACCGCGTCGTCCAATCGACCACTTCGAGCCTGTCGCAACTGAAGGGCACGATTGGGGGCTTCTCGCCCTTGGGCGCGGGCACGGCGGTACTCAAGCGAGCCGTCGGCAAGCTCGCGCCGCAGGCGTCCGGCGCGCTCGACAAGGCCCTGCGCGGCGACCTGACGGGCGCGGCCTTCGATGCCGTCAACAAGGTCACTGGCAACGCCATTACCAAGCTGCTCGCGGGCGGCACGAGCGGCGACGTGCTGTTCAACGGCCTGCCGAATCCCCTGCTTGGCGGTATCACACCGTTTCAGGCCGCGCAGATGGTGACGGAAATCGCGAGCACGAACTACGCGAAAAAGAACCTGTATTTCATCGAAATCACGGACTACGCAAGCCCGCTCGATGACCAAAACGCGTCGGGCCTGTTCAACATGTTTTGCACGAGCGTGTCCATTGGCGGCGGCAATATCCTCGGCGAAGCGCACGGCATCGGCTCCGCGCAAATGGATATCGTGAATGGCGGCGAGCGCGACGAAATCCGCGTGACGACCTATGACGACGCCTACGGGCAGATCAAGCGCTGGTTCAACAAGCGTCGAAGCCTCGCGGTACATGCCGACGGCACGTTCGGCCTGCCGACGGACTACCTGCTGCGCCTGCGCATCCTGCACGCCGCCGTGAATGACGAAGTTATGGCGCTGTTCGGCGGGTACGAAGAATCGTACATCGTGCGCCCGGTCGGTCTGGAAACCGAACTCTCGCGCACGGAAGATGGCCTGCAAGAAATCCAACTGTCGTTCTCGCAGTTCGACACGTTCATGTTCAATCAAGGGTAGTAAATGAAGGCTGACGCTAACGGGTTCCTGATTGCCGACCGGGCGGTTTCGGTCGAGTCGCTTGCGGGCGCAATGAAGGGCGTGAAAGGCGACACGGCGGCGATTCTCGCGCTGCTGAAGGTCGGCGCGCGCGCAACGATCACGCAACGCGCGCGCGTGCTCAATTCGGGCGCGAGTCGCGGCCCGTCGGCGGGTTTGATGGGCGAACGCCTGCCGCCGCCGTCCGTGGTGCGCGATGAAACCGGCAAGTCGCTTGCGCGCGTCGCGGCGGCACTGGCGCGCGAGCGCGACGAGCGCGGGCGCTTCAAGCCCTATCCGACCGCCGAACTAACGGAAGTCGCGAAGGCGGTAAAGGACATGACGCGCCGCCAAGCTGCCGAACATGCGGAAGAAAAGCGCGAGCGCGCAAAACGGTCGAGCAAGGGCGCGGGCGGCGCGCAGAGCGGCCCGGAAAGCCCGGCGCAGGCATCGGGCGCATCCAACGGCGGCAAGCCGCCACGCGGCCCGCAAAGCGGCAGCGCTACGCCATTGCAGGCGGGCGCGAACACTGGCAACGCTGACGCGACGCGCGACGCGCGCGGGCGCTTCGTCGGCAAGGGCGGCGGCGCGGGCGAAGGCGGCGACGGCGCGAGCAACGCAGGCGGCGGACGGGCGAAGCGTGAGCGTGAAGGCGGCGAAGGTTTCCTCTCGAAGCTCAAGGGCCTCTTTACCGGCTTCAAGTCGCCGAACATGCCGGGCGTCGAAGGCTACGATAAGGTCGATCCGACCGTCGAAGCATCGAAGGAACTCGGCTCGATGATTAAGGCCCCGCTCGCGGCGGTCGGCACGGTCGGCAAGGCGGTCGTCGGGCGCGGCTTCAGCGCGGCATCCAAGCTGCCCGCCGCGCCGTGGTATCGGCGCATCCTGCGCGAGCTACACATGTTCCGGGGCGAATCGAGCGCATTTGGCAACGCGGAAACCCGCGTGCTGAAGGAAATCGAGCGCAAGACGGGCGGCGGCAAGACGGAAGGCAAGGGTATGCTTGCGTCGCTCGCGGGCGGGGTCGGCTCCCTGTTCGGCGGTCGCGGGATTATGTCGCTGCTCAAGCGCGGCGGCGGCGGACTGCTTGGCCTCGGCAAAAATATGCTCAAGCGTCTGCCGTTGCTTGGCGCGCTGTTCGCGGGCGGCTCCGCGCTCGCGTCGATTTTCGGCCCCGGCGATCCGAACAAGTCGCCGGAACAGAACCGCACGGACCGCTTTACCGGCGCGGGGTCCGGCATCGGCGCGATCATCGGCGGCGGGCTTGGTATGTTCCTCGGACCGGTCGGCGCAATGATTGGCGGGGTCATCGGCGATAGGGTCGGCGAACTCGTCGGTGCATGGCTCGCGACCGTGGATTGGTCGAAGGTCGGCGAGACGATTACCGGCGCATGGGATGGCGCGGTCAAGTGGATAAAAGACGAATGGAAGGTCGTTACCGACAAGCTCGACGGCATCACGAAGGCGGTCGGCGACGCATGGACGGCTGTCGTATCGGGTATTTCCACCTTCCTGAAAGACAAGCTCGGGCTTGACTTGGGGCCTGTCATCGACGGCCTCACGAAGTTTTTTAAGCCTGCTGTCGATAAGGCGAAGGAACTTGGCGGCAAGGCCGTGGACGGCGCGAAGGCGGTCGGCGGCGCGGTCGCGGGCTACGTCGCGGACCGGGGTGCAAAGATGGCCGAACCTATCGCGCGCACTGGCGGCGCGCTTATGGAATGGGGCGAAGGCATCTATTCGAAGCTCGACAAGGGTTATCGACGCAAGCAATCCTTTGACGGCATCAAGGGCGGGGATGGACTCGCGAAGTACGGCAGCTATACCGACGACGAAGCCGCGAAAATCCGCGAACTGAAGCGCAGCGGCGCGAACACGAGCGCGAACCTCGCGGGCGGAATGCCTGCGGACGTGCGCGATAAGATCGTCGCGGCGGCGCTGAAGAACGGGCTTGACCCGAAGACGATGCTGGAATTCGCGTCGATGGAAAGCGGTGGCAACGCGAATGCGATTAGCTCGACAGGCGCGGCAGGCATCTTTCAATTCACCGGCGCGACCGCTTCGGGCGTCGGCATCAAAGACCGCTTCAACGCCGATCAGAACATTCAAGGCGGGATGCAACTGGCAAACGCCAACGCCGCGATGCTGCAAAAATCGGGCTTGCCGGTCAACGCCGCGAACCTATACATGATGCACCAGTTAGGGCCGGGCGCTGCGAAGGAAATCATTCAAGGCGCGAAGGACGGCAAGAGCATTTCGCAACTGTCGGACTCGGCGCAAAAGGCCGTGTCGCTCAACTACGGG